ATATTTCAAATCTATTAATTTCAATTTTTCTAACAATTCTCTATCATCAGAAGATAATAAAGATTCACTACCTTTAGATCGAAGCTCTCGTCGCGAGGGCATAATAGTTGAACTTAATGACGCAGCAGTCACTCCAATAGCATCAAAAAGCTGTTGTGGAGCCATATCACACAATTCCATTGACAAATGAATATATATATCAGACATAGGCATAAGTGGAACTGGTGCAACTCCATCAATAGTTAAATACATTGCAAAGGCATAATTTGCCCAATTTAATGCAACATTACCTGGACTTGTTCCAGCAGGCATAAAACTATCGAATTCTCCTGCACGAACTTTATATTTCTTCCCAGAATAAAATCTTTTTGGAGGACGAATCCTAAATTCAGGCGTCCAAGCAGGAAAATCACCAGAATCTGGTAATGCTAAAATCTGCTGTTTAGTTAAAGTATTATTCGTTGAATAAGGATTAACAACCGTTTCTCCATAATTCACATCCGAAGCAAAACCATAAATAATACTATATGGCGTTGTTAAAGCTGGAGTTGTTTTAGCCTTAAATGTAAAAAAAATATCATTAATATAATAAGTTTGAAACATTCGAGACATCGCAACAAAATTACTACCTCCTGGCATATAACAAGCATTTGAAGGATTAAAAAAATATTGCCCTCCAGTTTCAGTTTTACCATCAATAATCATGCTAACAAAAGCAGTTGGAGTTACTGAAACAGTTCTATCAAGCTCACAAAGATATGCTTGAGATTTCAATGTAATGCAATTTGTTCGCTTTGAACTCATAGTTGTTGCACCACTTTTGGAAATAATTCCAGTAACAAGTGGATTACTAATAATTCTATCATAATTCTTACCAAATTGCATAACTCTTCTTCCACGTGGACCTTTCATAAAAGCACCACGCTGTTTTTTCTTTGAAAAACCTAATTTTTTTGCCACAGTTCGAACAACTTTCTTAGTAGCTTTACGAGCTACTTTCTTTTCTTCTTTATTAAAACGCTTTTTATTATTATTTCGTTTCATATTTTCTTTTATACCGTCTCTAGATGTTATCGCTGGCGGTATAAAATCTTTTCCGAAAGCAGAACGAACAGTAGCATACCCAGCCGAGATAAAAGTTCG